CCGTGATGGGCTTCGTGACATTTCAGAGTGTAGGAGCAAATTCCAACATAGGGTTGGAAAAGAATTGCGTAAGATGCTTCCCCTTACCTTTATAGTGGAAGAGTTTCATATTCCCGGCTCGCGCCTCCATGTAGATTTTCTAATTCCAGATTTAATGCTGGCAGTAGAGGCCGACGGAGGACAACATAACAATTTCAGCGTTTTCTTTCACGGAACAGAAGACAATTTTAAGCGGGCGCAGCAATGCGATTCCAATAAGGAAGAATGGTGTATAATAAACAACTTTAAACTAATACGAGTAAGCGAGGGCGACAATGTCAAAGATCTTGTTAGAGACGCTCTTCGTAGATGAATTCAGGGCCGCCGCTGGCATTGATAAGTTCGACAACGTAAGTATTGCGCGCGACGAAATCGTCTCCATCATCGAGATGTCGTGGGAGGAAAAGAGAAAACTTTCCCTGGACGATCTTTACCGATATCTAGATGCTCTCTCCGGTTACAAATCCCATATCCAGTCGTCTTACGGGAAGGTGCGCGCCCGCCGCATCCTACTGGATAAGGAAAGATCAGTCGCATTGTATAGAGAATCAGCCAACTATAAAGCCTATTCTATAGAGGAAAGGATTGCGCTCGCCATAGATCGCAATGATGACCTTTATGATTTAGAAACAGAGCTTGCGGAAATAAAATCGAAGGAGGCGCAGCTTGTGTCGTTTCTGGACGCGCTAACGTCCTTTATAGATAGATTTACAGAGTTTTCTCGCAGCAGGAGGTTTAATGACATATAGCAAGTTGGAACAAAAAGACCTTTATGATGACGTAGCGGAGGCGGGACTGATCTCGATATGTTCCAATAATCCTGATTGCTACCTGGAGATTTCGCATATCGTCAATTCGGACGATTTCGGACGCCTGACAAACAAGATACTCTTTAGGAGCCTGTCCGCGTTAATCGAGGAAGATCCCGATAACATCGATGCGAAACTTGTAAGGAACAAGGCCATCGAGATGGGCTATAGTGACTTTGATGAGATTACGTCTAACGGAGAGTATGTAGAGTCAATCTTTGCCAGTAAGATATCTAAGAGGAATCTAAAATCTGTAACAAAGAGGATCAAAGAACTTTCAACGCGACGAAAGATTATCAACTCGTTAGCAGATATTGAGCACATCGCATACGATGGGGAACGAAGTTCTGTCCAGGCGATGACAGAGATTGAAAATTCCGTCGTGGGAACTATGACCTCCATAAACAACGAGGAGGGGCCAAAGGTTCTCGGTGAAGGGTTCTGGGAGTGGGCGAACGAGCGCGCAGATAACCCCTGCGACATGGTAGGTATTTCGTTAGGACTACCACGCTTTGACAGGGCAATAGGTGGCGGTGTACGTAGGGGGTCGGTAGCTCTTATTACGGCACGGCCCAAGACCTTCAAAAGTGGTACTGCTATCAATATCGCGCGAAGCCTTGCTGTTGATCGAGGTATCCCGGTGCTATATCTCGACACGGAACTTTCTAAAGAAGAGCAACTTGCTAGGCTTGGTGCTTCAGTTTCCAAGGTCCACATTGATGCTTTGGAGACGGGGCGGTGGCGCGGATCTCCAGTTTCTATAGAGAATGTTAAGATAACTTCAGAAAAGGTGGAGGAGGCCCCACTTCTCCATCAATACATCGGAGGCTTTCCTATAGAGAGAAGTCTTGCTATAATGAGACATTGGCTTACTAAAAACGTCAAGCGAGGCCCCGACGGCCAATTCAACGATTGTCTAATCATATACGATTATATTAAAATGATGTCGGGAAGCGAAATCAGTAAGTTAACCGAATGGCAGATGCTCGGGCTTCAGATGACAGAGTTTCACAATTTTGTTAAACGATTCAACATTCCTATGGTAGCATTTGCCCAGTTGAACAGAGATGAAGATGTCGCCGCGTCAGACCGCCTCCTATGGTTTGCGTCTAACTTGTCTGCACTGCTTAGGAAAACACAGGAAGAGATCGAGGAAGACGGTCCCGACGTAGGCAACATGATTCTAAAGGTTAAACACGCTCGCCATGGTCCCGGTATGGATTCAGAAGAATATATCAATCTAAAGGTGAACTTTCCCTGTTTCTACATGGAAGAGGGGAAATTAAAAAGTGAACTGAAGAAAGACGATAACAACGATGAAGGCGACGATGACGAGGAGGAAGTTTAGACCCGAAGAGATTGAAGCACTAAAAGAGGTTGCTTCCGAAGGAATCGAAGTTGTCTTCGACAAGTTGAATATCGAAGTTGGGGACCGTGGTCGCTATCTGAACGGTAGTTGCCCGGTCCATCTTGGAAACAATCCCGGTGGCTTTTCGTGGCACAAGGAACTTGGCGTTTGGAAGTGCTTCACAAAAGGCTGTCACAATCGGCACGGATCGGATATCGTCGGCCTAATTATGGCGTGCCTGGGAATGAAATTTATCGATGCCGTTAGCTGGCTACACGAACTGTTCGATGTTAACTTTGACGATGTGCTACTTGAAAGGGTACGGAATAAAAAATGTGCGCGCGCTCTCGGCGGCACCGTCTTCACTAAAACTTCCTTACCTGAGGATTTACTCCTAGATATTCCGTCGCGCGAAGAGATGTGCTCATATATGGTGAAGAAGCGAGGTTTCTTAAAAACCACCTTAGACATTTTTGAATGTGGCTACACTAACAATATTGAGGCGGTCTTCTATAATAGAGTTGTCATCCCCGTAAGAGATGAGGATGGCGACCTAATAGGGTTTACTGGGCGCTACATCGGAGAGTCAGAGGCAAAATGGCTTCATTACGGGGAACTCAACAACTATCTATTTAATCTTCATCGAGCAGCACCCTATATAGAGGATTCTCAAACAATCGTCTTAACGGAAGGTCCGCTAAAAGTCATGCGCTTATGGGAAGCGGGCATAAAAAATGCGGTTGCCATCTTTGGAACGTCGATATCGTTACGTCAACAGAGGTTAATCTTGGGGTCGGGAGCATTTCGCCTGGTTATAGCCGCTGATCGAGATGAAGCGGGGGAGAAGATGGCCAGTAAGATAATAAAAGGAGTGGGGGCGGGGTCCTACGATCACATAGGAAAATATATGTACGGGAGAGAAATATTTCCGCCTGAGCCATATTTAGATTTTGATGAGATGCCCGAGGAGAAAATTGTGACCCTATTTGGAGAATTAAATGAGAACGAAGATTTGTTTCGACATAGATGAAGTAATTTCATCGTGGTGCGGCGCTTATTTCTCCTTTATAAGGAAGAATTGGCATCGGCTTGATATAAAAGACAGATGTTGGGAAGGTATTTTAAACGCAGATGAAAGATCGATGACATCGTGGAATTGTTTTACTGAAAAGTTTGGCATGGACAGGAAGACATCCCTCTACGTATACGGGAAATTCTGCGATGAGAAAGAATTTGCCCGATGTCCTCTCGTAGACGATAAAGTTTCCATCGGGCTACGAAGGCTGAAAGAAGCGACCAGATACGGATGCGAGTTGATCTATTGTACAAGCCGCCCGCCCCGAACTATTTTTGATACAGTGGAAAACTTCACCCGCAAGGGGATTCCGTTTGATACCATCTATCATTGCTCGGGTTACACAGCGAAGCGGGAAATCTCGCGCGCCATGTATGGGAATGGGGTAGCAGACTGTTTTACTATGACAGATATTCCAAATGTTGCCGGTCCGGTACTCTTTCCTGACATAAAAACAAAGAGTGATGTCTTCACTAAAGAGAAGCCTGATGTGGTACTCGATGATAATCCTGATTACTTACTAGAGGCTGTTCGCGCGGGCGTCCCCCGCTGCATCCTGGTAAGCCGTCGTCATAATCAAAAGTGGAGGCGTGAATGCTTAAAAGACTATCCGGGTATCATCGCTACTAATCCAGGGTGGAGCACGGTAGGAGGAACCCTCTCTACCTTATGTGAGGTTTTAGGTGTAGGCCCCATCCCATTAAAAACTCGGGTCACTCTACATGGTAACAAAGTAAAATCGGAGGCGTTTTAATGATAATTGGGTTAAGC